AGTATCGTTTTAATTCGGCAGCTTTTATTGGTTACCGAAAGAACTCGAACATACGGCAGAAATCACCTGCGTGGCAATAGTAGAAGCCGTAATTAGTCGGTGTGGTTTTTCAATCATCACACCATTTACAACCGTTCCGTTCTGCAACATATCATCGAGATTGATAAGTTCGCAGTTGTGAAGAGTTTGTTGTGTCATGTAGTCGATATCCAACCCTTTCGGGTCTGACTATATCATCACCCACGAGGGGTGTTGGACGCTTCGTGAATGAGATTTTCACTCACTCACTACTCCTTTCGGATAGTCGATTAACTTCCTCCTTTCAGAGGGTAGCACAGGATAAAGTTTCCTCTTCCCCTGTTAGCCCGCAATAAGCCATTTCCTGCCTTCTAAGATTGCGGACACCCCGCATTTGCGGGTTCACCCAATTGTTCGATATAGATTTCTCTATAAAGCCACAATATTACTTATGGAAATGCACATACCCTTCGTCATGTGCTTCAACTACATCTTTTGGCAAGATATAACGTCTTGCATAGTCGGTACTTACGATGCCCGCAAGATAATCTCTTTGCGTAGTAACGACTGTACTGTTCTTATTGGAGTTCTCGTACTTCCAATAATCGCTCTGTCCACCAACTAGCTCTCGGATTGCGTCGTCGATAGTGTTCTTACGAGCAAGGTTTCTTTTCTCACGATAGAGGATGTAGGCTTTAGCAACATCTTTGCGCTTAGTCGCCATTAGTCCTTTCTCTGTGAGGTCGCCGATTTTTTCCACATCTAAGATTTTATCGCTTTTCTCTGCTTCGGCTTCAATGTAGTGGGCAATATTTTTAGCCTTTGCTTCTGCAAAGTCAGTTACATCACCATCTACTGCTTTGAACGCCTTGAGAACAGCGACCTCAATCTTTGAGGAGTCAAAATCGACAATTCTACCATCACGTTTCTTAATTTTCATTCTCAACCTCCTTTTAGTTTTATATGCTTGGAATGAGCATGAATAATTCTATAATAAGGCAACTCCTAAACTTCTAACAAGAGTTACCGCATTTTTGAAGTCGTCACTATTGTTGTTCTTGATAGTTACGACTTTAGGATATTCTTCCCGCATCTTATTCAAGACTTTCGGAGAGAAGTCCTCTGCGTCCGCAATATTGCGGCGGCACATTTCTAGCACCTGTTCGCCAAAACTTCTTAGCAGAGAACGTGATAGTCTGATGTCGGCATCTGACTCGACTATCACTACGGTAAGCTCTACTAAACCCGTTGCGGCAAGCTGTGCTATACCTCTTGGAGTAAAAATACCGAGATTTATTCTATCTTCCTCCAATTCGGCTTGCATTGTGCCATATGCCCAACCATTGAAGTGCTCAAGCTCGAGCAGTCTTAGATTAGGGATATCGCTATCATCTACGAAGTAGTAGTCTACTCCGTCGACTTCTGTTTTTCGTTTTGGACGAGTCGTCACAGAGACGATTTTGTGGAAAAATTCATTCTTATCGTCGTCTCCGATAACTTCGTTCAAAATCGTATCTTTGCCCACCGCCGGCTTGCCGCCGGGGGCGATGATTTTTTATTTCTTCTTCTTGTCCTTTTCTTGCATAAGTATATTCTATCTCCTCTCCGTTAATCTTTGTAATTAACATAAGTCTGTGTTTCTCAAGGGTTGTCTTATATTTCTTTGGCATGAAATTATTACCATTTCTATATCCGACAACCATAATTTTATTTCCAGTCGTAAACCAAGACTTCTCAACCACCGTCTTTTTGCCGTCTACGACTTCTGATATTTGCTTATTATATAACGCATAATAATCTTTATTTAACTTGATTGGAACAACTGTTCCATCAACATCTAAGATTGTAACAATATGCTTTGTATTGTCTTTCGCAATTACTGTTCCCATGATTTTTGAAATCTTCCAAAGAGGGATAGTCTTTCCATCTCTTGTTGTGAAAGTCTTTTCAACTTGCGGCTCAAACGGCAAGTCAGAGAACAGATTTATATTATATCTTAATCTGTCGACCGCCGCAAGTTCATGTTCATGCCAGTAGAAGTTCATTGAGTCCATTTCCCACTTAGAGATTGAACCATTTGCCCTCTTCTGCCATTCTGCTTGAAATGTATCGTAATTGACTTTTGCCAACAACTCTTGCAGATTATCTGCTATATACTTCTTAGCAGGCAGCATGCTCTTGTCATACTGCTTCTTCCACGTCTTTTGACTGATAATCATATTGCCATTCTTATCTTGCGTCAATGCATTGAAGATGTCTGGATAATTTGCAGACATAAAGTTCTGCACTCTTTCATCACAGATATAATAGCTATCTCCAACTTTAAACTGTGGCTGCTTCATATATCTAGTTACTTCAAACGCCGCACGAGAAGTGCTTAGTTCTTCTGGTAAGTAGCCACATCTTAGCAACATCTGATAATTTCTTAAATTCAAAGTTGTCTTTGGTGGAACAAGAGTCAGCATATATTTCTTCATTAAGGCTTCTCGGTCTTCTTCTATTTCATCAAAAGACCCCGCCTTGATTAGAGAGATAATAGATGGCATCTTTATCTTAATCTTACTCATAAAGTCCGCAAAACTTGTGAATGGTCTTGCGGCCATGATTGCTTCGATTTGGTCGTCTCCAACCCCTCTTAACGCCTTAAGAGAGTAGTAAATCTGATTTTTTTCTGCGTCTGGCGCAAAGTCTTTCTGAGCAGAGTTGATATAAGGTGGCACTACTTTAATGCCCGCCTTAAGAACTTCCCCTAAACTCTTGGCAACTTTATCGTATTTAATAACCGCACTCTTCTTTGCAACCTCTTCTCCATTGTCGTCGTCTTCTTCCTCTGCGTCTTCAACGTCTAAATCTTCATACAAGAAGTCGGCGCCGTCAGATGTCTCTTCAAATTCGACATCTTCTACTGTAGATGCTTCAATATCAAGAACAGCACAGTTCCAAAAGACCTCCGGATATTTAACTGTTAATAGTGCTTCTTGAACCGCAATTACAGAGTAAGCCAATGTGTGCGGCGCACTAAAGCTATAACCCATTTGTGGTTTTAGCCCAGTATCCCAAACATAAGTCGCTAATCTCTTGTTCGGAGTCATTTCAAATAGCTTATCGTGAAGCTCTTGAATTTTATCCATTTTCTTTTTACTGATAACTTTTCTTGCGGCGTTTGCTTCCTTTAGAGAGAAGCCCGCAATACGTTCGTCCATCAGTAATCTCATGGCATCTTCTTGCAACGAGATTGTTCCATAGTATTGTAGATAATATGACTCTAATATCTTAATATCCTCTTCTGTAAGCTGATATTCCTCTCTCATTTCTTGATACCATAATTGAATATTGTCTCTGAAGCGGGCATATCTATCAATAGGCATTTCCGCACCATCTTCTGCCATAAGTCTCATTGTCGCATTGGAAGCAGACAACTCTAGTAAGCTCCTTGGTTGCATCTTCTGAATAGCAATCAACCCTTGATTACTATTAAACTGGAAGAGAGATAGTACCTTTCCACTACAAATCTTATCCCAAATTCTCTCATCTTTGAAGTCGATAATATCGGGATGAAGCACTTGATTATATGCTTCTCTTAATGACAAATTCTTATCAATATATCCGTGCTCTTGCAGAAGCTCTAAGCAACGACTAATTTTTGCACAAGCATCTGTTACAAGCATATCGTACTTAATCAAGCCGGCGTCTTCAAGTGGATATAGAGAATAAGCACTTGTGATTTCTCCACTAGGAGTTCTTGTAATTGGCGTATATTTCACCATATCATCAGAAATGACAACTCCTGCGGCGTGTCTTGTTCTCTTGTCAATAATGCCCTCAACACCTTCGATAATTCTTGCGAGTCCGTCATATTTATTAACTTCTTGTAGGAATGCTACATTAGGCTTGCGCCCTTTATCCTCGTTTCCATACAATTCATCTTTAACGGGGAATAAGAAACCACGTTCTTGCCGAACCAATGACGCAATATATGCAGAAGTATCATTATCTAATCCATGAGGATATTCTTCTGAACGATACCCCTTACAAGCAACTGCTACTGCCGACTTCGTAGTAATCGTTCCATATGCGCCGACCGCAATGGCATTGATTTCTCCTAACTCACGCTTCATTTCATTGATGAAAGCATTTCTTGAGTTTGGGGATAGGTCAATATCAATATCGGTTGTGATAACATCTCCGATACTTCCCTTATTTAAAAATCTCCAGTAAGGTAAATCATTTTTAATCGGGTCAATCTGTGTAATTCCTAATAGTTTATTACTCTCAAAACAACAAGCAGAACCACGGCTTGGGCCTACGATACTATTAACTTCCCAAATCTTGTCGATGAAATGAGATAATGTATTGAAGTAGGCAAACAGAACGGTTCCGAAGTCTTTGCCTACGAAATCAATAACTTCTGCTTCTGTTTCGATACGAGAAAGATATTCATCATTCCACAAGTTCTCTTCTTTTAGTTTATTTAGACAAGCTCTTGTCCAGAAGCGTTCTTGTTCATCCTCAGAATTATTTAATCGAGAAAGCACTTTGTATTTAACGATTTCTTCGTCCTTATAATGCTTATCGAGTTCTGGAACAGGAAATCTTTGTACTGCTTGCTTCTTTGTTAAATCATAAAATTCAACCTTGGCCGCAATCTCTAAAGTGCTCTGAGCCATCTCATCAATCTCTTCTTGAGAGAAACTTGATGAAAGCTCATCTTCTGCTTCTTGCGGCGTCATCATGTACGAAGATGCGTAGAAAGAATCTACTTCTCGCTCTCCTTTATTATCGCTCTGCAAGAACGCTTTATGAATAAATCTATCTTCTTTTCTAAGATAGTGGCTATCCGTTGCAAAAACGATTTTAGTATTTGTCGCTTTCGCAATATTGTAATTCATTCTATTTACTTCATTCTGTTCGCCGCTGAACTTATTTGGAGCGCACTCAATGTAGAAGTCCTCTCCAAATAAATCTTTGCACCAAACAATAAAGTCTACTAAATTATCATACGCTTCCTTCTCCGCAACACTATTATCAGCTTTTCTTGCTTGAGAAAGCTTAAGAGAGTTTACAGAGAGAAACCCTGCAAGGCAAGCGCTGCTGGCCATAAGATGCCCCGGATTCTTAGATACAACCGCCTCCAACTCACTTCTAAGAGTTGGTGTTCTTACCAGTCCTCTCTCCGTATATGATTTATACCATGCAATAGAGGATAGTTCGCTCAACTGCCTAAAACCGATTTCGTCTTTTGCCATCAGTAAGAAGTGGTAAAATTTTTGTCCTCTTTCCCTGCTGTCTGTTAAATATATTTCATTTCCAATACCAATCTTAAAATTTTCTTCGTAAGCGGTCTTAGCGACAACGTTTATGTCTTTTGCACCAGCCAAAAAGTCATGGTCTGTGAGGAACAAACCAGCAAGACCAATTTCTTTGGCGTATTTTACCATTTCTGGTATCTTGTTGATACAGTCCTTAAAACCACGACAGTTACTATATTCAGAGTGGTTATGGATACTAAAGTACGTTTTCAAATCTTAGCCCTCCATTTCCTTATATTTATATTATATCATATTTTTATATACATGTCAATTATTGTACATAAACTAACTTCTTTTGCGCACGGGTTACCGCAGTATATGCTAACTGGTGCTTTGTAGGGGGGTCTCCCCAAATGTCGCCCGCATAGAATAAAACTTTTTCCCATTGAGAACCTTGAGACTTGTGAACAGTAATTGCATATCCAAAATCGAACAAGCAACGATTACTCTTAGCAAAACGGCTTTGAGTGGCAAGTCCAAAGAATGGGTTTAGCGTAATACCAATAGAGAAATAATCGTCTGGTGCATAGTCTGGCGCAAAGGTTACTTCTGCCCACTTATCAAATGCTCTGTCTAGGTGAGGCACGATTGCGGTAATCGTTCCTGTTGTACCATTAGTAAGAGGTTCTCCACTATTCTGACTGGCAACGTTCCAGTAATTTTTCAGACAAATTACTTTATCTCCAGATTGCGGATATGGTGTAGTGAAACCTAAAGACTTTCTGATTTCCGCATTGAAAGCGTCTTTTGTTCCATTCTTGCAGCAAAGAATTTGGTCTGCCCACTTGAGAACTTCTATTGTAAGGTCTTCTTTCTTTATTGTTCTAACCTCATTATCATTGATATTGCAAGAAACTGGCTTTCCAGCACATCTCAAATCTGTGGCAACATCTAATATTGAGCTACCATCTTTTTGTCTAAAGATTTCTGTTAATCGGACATCGGGGTTTCTTAATAGTTTATTTCCCTCAGTATCTTCAACTGGCGGCAACTGAGCGTCGTCTCCTAGACAAAGAAGCGGTATATTATAGGATTTTAAATCGTCCATTAGTTTTTGTCCGACCATCGAAACTTCGTCTACCACAACAAGTTTCAAGTGAATAAGGTCAATAGGCTCTTTCTTGTAGAAAACCATCTCCCCTGTTCTCTTGTTGTAGCGAGTTGAGTAAATCAATTTATGAATTGTACTTGCGCCAACAAGACCTTTCTCTCGCAAAACTCTTGCGGCCTTTCCAGTAAAGGCAACGTAAGCAACTTGGAACGGGCGAATGCCGAGTTCCTCAATTATAAATGGAATTAAGGAGGTTTTACCCGTTCCCGCATTGGCGCAAATAGTAATAGTTTTTTTATCTGTTTTGTAGAGAGCGCAAATCTCCTTTATGGCGGCGAGCTGCTTCTCTGTAAGTTGTTCTTTTCTTAACATGTAAAATCTCCTTTCTTAGAAATTCCAATCTTCTCTCATGTCGTATGCTTTAATAAATAATTGCGGAGTTATCTTGTTGTTATAATTATTTAAATTTACCGTACCGATAATATCTAGCGTCTTTGATTGAGTGAAAGACGGTGCAAACTGATTTGCTTCGTCTTGGTTTGAGCCAAACTTCATAAAGGTGCAGTATGGCTTCTCTATCTTTAGAGTAGGCTTCTTGTTTGGCGATAATAAAGTGGCCTCAAAAGCTCCTACTTTTACATTTTTAAAGACTACATATGGTTCACTTAAGCCATTTCCCCAAAGTCCCTTTTCGCACACCTCTCCAAGCATCATCACGAAGCGATACGCTTTATCACTATCGACCTCAGACATGTCTAATTCAAAATCTACTGGATACTCTTGAGTAAAATTCATATTCTCCCAAAGCTCATCCATCTTCTCAATAAGTTTATCCACTTTATCCTCAGAAATTGCAAAGCCGAAAGCAGAAGCGTGTCCTTGCGCAAACTCAACTAAACCAGTTTCCAACAGAGTCTCTCTAAAACTCTCAACAGGAGAGTATCCGAAGTTTCTTCCAGAACCCGCAATACGATTTCCGTCTACGACTCTTCCAACCAAAGTCGGCTGCTGATATTTAGAAGCCAGTTTGTTCGCAAGCAATCCCGCAATTTCGGGCTTAACCATCTTCTCATCAACTTTTACGAATAATAATTTATGTTTTAAAAGCCCTTGTTCCTCAATCATTTTGTCGATTGCGGTCTGAGCCAATTTAACGGCATCATCTTGGTGCTTCTTGACATTCTTACTATGTCTAACAACTCTCTCTACAAGAAGCTCATCTTGCCCCTTGGCACCTCGCTTATCGCTCGGCACCATTACCGCCGCATTTCTATCAAGCATTGACGCAAAGAGCTCTCTCTTGTCGTCAATCTCACCGAAGCGACAAACGGCATTGATGGTCGGCGCAACATACCACGCAACAGACATAGGTGTTACCTTATTGCCCATTGAGTAGGCATTTGCTGTGCACATCGCCTTAAAGAAAGTGTTTCTTACGTTCTTGAACCCTTGCAGAATTAAATATCTTGTTTCATTTGAGCGCATATCCATCGCATCGGCAACATTACCAAGGGCCAAAAGGTCTAAGTAGTCATTTGCGCAATCTCTAACTTCTTGTGGATACGCCGAACAATAAGCACAAATAAATTTCCAAACAATTCCTGCTCCACTAAAAGCTTTATTACTATACTTTTCTGATAACTGGTTATTCACCACAATGGCATAAGGATTCTCACAAGACTCGTGGTGGTCTAATATAACCACTTTAATTCCCCTTTCAGACAACTCTTTACATTGCTCTACATCATTACTTCCTGCGTCCGCAAAGTAGACAAGCTCATAGCCTCCACTAATTATCTTATCCATGACCTCTGGCTGAAGTCCATGAGTTTTGTCGGAGTGAACGTAGTAATCGACCTCTTGCTTCAACTCTGTTTCTAGGAAATTTACAAGCATTGCCGCAGATGTAAAACCATCGGTATCACAGTCCACTAGAGTAAAGATTTTCTTTCCTAAATTACTATGAACTGTCTGACACGCTTCTAGCATGTTATTTAACTTATACGGGTCAATTAAACTCTCTTGCCCCACTTGGAAAAAAGTTTGCAACTCTTCTCCACTTATTTCCCTCGTCTTCAACAGTGAAGATATTGGGTTTTCTATATCATTGTCTCCCATTAACTTATATCTTATCATTGCGCTATAAACCTCTCCTTATATAACTGCAAGAACACATCTTTTCCCTTATCTGTTGGGGAGTCCTTGTATCCAAGACGATGCTCCTTGTCCATAATTACACTAAACTTTGCATACATATTATATCTCTTGATAAACTTATTTATCTTCGCCGCCCAAGCTTTGCACTCATCATCACCGAACTCTTGATATTGTCGGTCAAAAGCTATAACTATTTCATTGACTCCTAAATCAAGCAACTCATAGATTTGTGCATCTGTTATGTTTGAGCCACAAACGGCTACTCCGATATTCCTATCAAGTATTTCTTCTAACTGCATTACAGACTTTTCTCCTTCAAAGAGTATCGCCACTCTTGTTGCGGCAATATTTACTCTGTTGAAGTTAAGTCCGTATAAATTGTATCCAAGTGGATGGTTATACATAATTCCACCTGCCCACAAGGGGTGATACTTTCCAAAACGTTCTGCGGCTTCGGGGTCAAGAACTCTACTTCTTATTCCTACTAAATCACCATCTCCCGAAAAGTGAGGAATAATTATCTCTGCATTTGGTGGATAGTATCTAATCTTATATTTTTGTAAAGTCTTATAATGAATGCCCTCTTTTTCCCAACCGTCTATTCTAAAAGTTTTCATATTCTTTATAAGAAAATCTGGAAATACTTTTAATTTTGGGAAACGTGGAAGAGAGAAGTCGTGAATATCATCAATCGCTCGATACAATTCATTCTCTTCTTCTTGAGTAATCTCCATATCGAAACCCTGCTCCGCAAAGAACCGATATTCTATATATCTCTTCGCCGCATGGAAAGATAATTGCTCATTATTCTGCATCTCATGCACTTTTTGCACCAATGAGAATATATCAAATGTATCACAATGAGTATAACACTTAAATAAATGACTATCTTCATAATAATACAGTTTATGAGACCCCTCGTGCGGGTGATTATGACAAATAGTGTCCGCAATTATCCCCGTGCCCGCATAGTTTGGGTTTCCTCCCCATTCTGATAACAAGCTAAAAATATCTTCTAAAGTTAATTTTTCTTTTATCTCTTGCGGAGTCATCTAATATCACCTATCTTTCTACTGTAATCTTTAATTCTGGAACTTGTACTAAAGTATAATCACTCTTTGTATAACAAATAGGATATACTCTACACGTTCCCAAATCCATGTAACACCAAACCATTCCGTGAGCGTACTCTGTACCACGACTCTTAATAATGTGCCAAATTGCATTTGGTTGCCTCTTTGATGGCACTCTGCCCGCAAATTGTCGATACTTTTCCATATCTTCTTCTTTGGGCGGCGTGATAACTGCACTAAAGTCTGTTCTATCAATGATAGAGCTTGCACCACGGATAACCGAAGCGTTAATCTCCTTATCTTGGTCGTTACCGCTTCTGTTTAACTGCGTACCAGACTCTACGAACACGCCGTACTTATTTGCAATTTCTTTTAACTTAGAAGATAAGATAAACAACACTTGGTCTTCTCTTATCTTAACGCCACCTGCTGCACGACTGATTTCTCCAATCAACGACATGCTTGAGTGAATATAATCAAAGAACGCATATGATACGTCATTTTGGTCGATATTCAATTTAATTGCTCTATCTACATCTTCTACGGTGAAGTCTGGCAAATATTCAAAATATAATGGAGCATCTTGCAGAAGCTCGGCCGCATGTTGGATACGGGCTAACTCCTCAAAAGTTGGAACTTCTCTTCTACTGATTTTCTTCTCATTTACCCCACTAATGAACGCTAGGCACATCAACATTACTTCATCTTTCTCTAACTCTGTAGAGATAAACAAAGTGCTTTCTCTTGTCGTTTGTGCCTTAACCCATTCTCCAGTTTCTTCATCATAATACTCGCCGACCGCAAGCATACAAGCCTGCCCCGCCATTGTACGAGACTTTCCGTAACCAGAACTTGCGGAAATCGTATAGAACTTCTTTAATCGAGTTCCTGCGGTAACGGTATTTAAGATACCGAAGAACGATGGAAGTCCAATATTTGGACTTTCTTCCACTCTTGTAAGCAGTTCTCGAACATCAAGACCAATCTTTTCGGCTTTCTCATATCCCTCAAACTTAAATTCATTTGCTATTTTCTCTAATTTAAGAGAAACGGCGTCCATAATATCTTCTACTGTTGACTCGTCCAACCAAGACTCTTGATTGGCTTTTTTATTCAAATCCTCAATATTATCCACATCATAGAAATCTGATACGTCAACACCATGACTATCATACATGCGCAAGAGACTAAACTTCTTCATGCGGCCATAGTAGTATTCTAATTTCTTGCCATCAGACGTTTCTGCGCATCTCTGCAAGAACTCCACACCACGTTTACTTTCAAAATTCTTCGCTTCTTCTGGATGAGAGTTTACTAAATAATTATATATATCTGTTGCTTCTATCTTCTTTAGCCCGTTCGCATATAAATTATTGATACTTATGAAGCAAACTTTAGACAGTCTTTCCGTAAAATCTTCTGCGCTGAAGTGGTACTTCTCTGTCTGTTCAAATAGCGCAGGCTCCTTTAGGAGAGCGCCTAAGACGACGATATTCGCCATATTATCTACTAACTGATTTTTCAATCTTATTCCTCCCCTCTAGCCGCCAAAGACATAGAAAGCTCTTTTACGACTTTCTCTGGTTTCTTTACTGGCTGTCTTATGGTTATTTCTATAACGGGCGTTTCTAATGGCTGACTATTTTGATTCTCAATCAACCATAATTGATAATAATAATTCTTGGCTTCTTCCCAAATATAAGGAAGTATCCCTAAATTTTGGTCTATGCCGGGTTTCCCCTTTTTTATTTCTATAAAATATCTAAAAGCTTTTTCCATTCCAGAGTAGGAATACCCCGCATTCTCATGGAAACGCTTTGCTTGCGTATATACGGCAGGAGAAACTCTTTCCGCATTATACACTTGTTTAACATACTCAAAAAGACTATCTTTATCCAACTCTTCTTGCGGAATTGCCTCTTCATAGCACGATTTGTGATAATAGCGTCTTTTATAGTAAACGCACTCTTCTGTCGTGCGGTCAAAGAACTGTCCGCAATGTGGACATTTAACTCTTGCTATAAGACACCACCTCACTTACATATCTATTATATCATATTTTTCAAAAGAAGTCAATAAAAAGGGGTATTATACTACCCCTCTAGATTAAACTCTTTTGATAGAGCTGCTTTAATAAGCTTCAACTGGTCAACTTGAGCCTCTGTCGTCTCAGACACTTTTCGTTCCTTACCAAGGTATTCTTCTGTAATGCGAGAGATTTGAGCAAACTTCTCGCCTTGCTCGTCGACAGACTTACAACCGCTCATAATACCCCTCATCATATTCATAACTTCGCCTTTTAATACGTCGAAGTTTACTTCTTCAACGGCGTAGTCGTTTACCTTTGCCTCGGTTGTGTTGGCGCCCATTTCTTCAGCTTCTTTCTTCACGGCTTCTTGAATTGCCGCAACTAAAGCCTTATAAGTCAAAGGAATTTCCTCTGGCATGTACTTGAAGCGAGAACCCGCTTCCCAGTAAGGTGTTTGGCGTAAGTGCGCAATGTGTTGATACTGATTTTCTGTGTCTAAAACCACTTCTGCGTAGATATAGTTATCTACAAGACGTGTAACGATATTCTTTGGACGCTTTGTTAGAGTCGGAGTAGCACTCTTAACTCCACTATCGTCGTCAGACCCTACGAACTGCGCATGGGAAACCATAACTAAACCGTATCCCATCTGTACGATAGAACGAAGTTTACTGTCAAGCTCTGTACCATACATCTTATAGCCTGCGCCGTATGGAATGTCCGCAAGAGTATCCTTACCCTCTCTTGCACAAACATACGCTTCGCAATAGTCCGCAAGAATATCGATAATATCAATAGCAATAACTTCATACGGCATATCAAACTCGTCTCCTCGAGCCTTCGCCGCCGCTTCTTGTTGTTTTAACTGCTTCAACTGACTCAATGCTTGCAGGAATTCTCCCCAGCTATTGATTGGGAGAGCCATGATACCACTAATGGCACCGTATCCCTTTTCTGTTGCTAATACTAAGCACTTTGGGAAGCGAGAAACAAGAGTTGTCTTCCCGCTTTTTGGTGCGCCGTAAATTAGAGTGGAATAGCTCCCTGCGTTGGTACTAACAACGTTAGGTTTTACTGATAAAATATCTATTGCCATTTAATCACCTCTCTTAGAAGTTAAAGTCACTGCCAGAACTCTTCACTACTGGTGCTGCCGCAGTTTTAGGTGCAGACTGCTTGCCACTAGCGTCCTTATCCTTTGCACGATTTAGAGAGTCTAAGATTTGAGCTTCACGGTTGTTCTTGAAAGCCTTTTCCTCTTCCTCTGTAAATTCTACTGGAATTGCTGGTGTAGCACCAGTAATCAAGATTTGAAAAATCTTCTTAGGTGCAGTTACTTTTGCAGCTTCTCCGAAAGCCATTTCTGAATTTGGAGCTTCTTCAACTTCGATAACTTGATTTACGAAACGTCCGCTTAGAGTTGTCTTACTCTTTGGAGGGAAGCCTTCAAGAGCGTTAATTCCTAATGGGTTGTCAATAGAGAAGCGAACTGGGTAGAAGTAGTTACGGTAATCGTCATAAGCACGAGCTGTTACCGTAGCGGTACCCTTATCGGTACCGTCTTCTAAGATATCACGAGTAATTCCCGTGAATAATACGTCAACGTTAAAACCAACATATGGTTTAGCGTTTGAGTCGATATGTAAGAATGAACCACGAACCTGTGTTAATTCATGTAAATCGTATTCAGAAGAATTCTGTTTCTTTGTATGATACATACGATTAGACAAATCACCGTCAATACGAACCGACCATGCGGCATCGCCAGCCTTTTCGATTGTTGCTTCATTTTCGTGTTCCATGATTTGTTTCAATGCTTCATATGTTGAGTTTGCTTTACCTGACTTATAAGTTGGTGATTGCGGCGCAAAGTTTACCTCAACAGTGTTCTGAGTTTTTTCATCGGTCAATACGATAACGGAACCAGAAATACGACCCTCTTTGTCCGTCTTTAGTCCGAAACGACCCAAACCGAATAATTTACCACTAACTGCTACTTCATTCTTAAATTTTACGTTCATTTTTATCCTCTGTCCTTTCTATTTTGATTGTTTTTAGATAAGTTAAGGGGCATGGCGCCCCTTACTTTCTATCTCTTCTTTTTTGTAGATTAAGCTACGTGGAAGATACCGTTAGCGCCTAAGTCTGTTAATGAAACGAACTTAACAGTCTTCTTCTTAGCCTTGCCTTCAGCGTCAGTAACTTCTACTTCTACGCCTTCAGAACGAACTACTAAACCACGCTTAACTAAACCGTTGATTACTAAGTTAACTCCAGACTTATGACCACGAGTGTCAGCCTTTCCTAACTTTTCTGCAACTTCTACATAAGTGTAATCACCACTTAATGCACGCATTGCCATTAACACGTCATACTGATTCTGTGTTAAAGCTGTTAAATCTTTTTCTACTACTTTCTTTTCTGCCATTTTACAATTTCTCCTTTACAATTTTATTTGTTTAGTGGCGTAAAGCTCTTTTGCTTTACATATATATTATATCAGATAAGAAATATTTTGTCAAGTGAATTCCGTAAAATTTTTATATTTTTAGGAAAAGGACTACTTGAGTCACCGAACTCGACCAGACGTATTTCCTTATCTGCATATATATTATATCTTATATTTTTATAAAAGTCAAATATTATTTCTTGAAAACTTCAGACCATTGGCACTCTTGGGCATCCTTGTCGTCTCTAAAACGAACTAAAACAGGATGTCTTAATGCACTATCTAAAATCTCCATTGCGGAAAGTTCAACCACTTTTTCAATATACTTATCTGGATTTTGCGCAGAGTCTTCTCTTAGTTTGTCATTGAAACCAGAAGATACTGTACCAATTCCGCATAATGCACCATCTTTATATAGCCCAACGTTCATAGCCATATTCCAACCATAGAACGCAGCTCTTGTAACTGGTGTTAAGCCATCTATACCAATATCGTTCTTGTATCCTTGATAGAATTTGCCGCCAGCATCTCTCCAGAACTGCCAAGAGTCAGAATACTCTCCGTTGTAATCAATAGAAGCCGGCTCAAAGCCCATACAAACTGCATCTATTGTTGCTTCTTTTTTAATCTTGATTGCAGAATAAGCAGGACGCTTACCAAATTCATATTTCCAGTCGAGGTTTTTTAATACAATACCTTCTCCACCAGCCGCAACGATTTCTTCAAAGACTTCAAATTTATTATCGCCCTTAAGGTTTTCTGCGAACTGAACAAAGTCTGAATGAACGATTTCCGCAAGCTTCTGAACATACTTATATCTTTCAGAGTATGGCTTATCTGTTAAATCTTCACCCGCATATGCAACTACATCATGGACAAAGTAATTTAACTTGCCAGCCTCTTCTTGGAGTCTAACACACTTTGCAGGCAAGCTTCCCATAAAGTGAGTTACGTCCTTAGCCGTATCTGAAATGTGTCCAGTCCAAATTTCACCGACGATAGAAGTTCCCTTTGGCACATCGGCGAACGCCGCAATAATATGAGGAACGTTAGCACTCTTCTCTGTTGGCAAGCCATTCTTCTTGCTGACGGTGCGGCCAAAGAGGTAATTATGGTTTTCTGTAATGTTTAAATTATACCAAGACCCGTCAATCTTCTGTTGAGCAACATACTTTGGGTCTGTGCAGACATCTTCAAGAGTAATGCCCCTCGTGCCGGGGAGGTAGCCTATCTTCATGGCTTTAAACGGGCTACCCTCTGGAAACACTTTTTCTACTTCTTGTTCTGTAAAATCTAAATTATGTTTAAAAATCATTTTGTTCCTCCTTTAATTATAGTGATTTGTTTGCCTGCCGCAAGTTTCTTGATGGCTTTTGTACCCTTTGTATTGCGGCTAGTGCAAGATGGTACTACTACTTCATATTTCTGTCCGCCATCTGATAGAGATAACTGCTTCGCATTTACAGCAATTCCAACGATATAATCACCATCGGAAAGTTTTCCCGTTGCCGCAGACGCACTTGATAGATACTCGCTACCAAGAGAAGACTTAATGAGGTTATTACGAGTAACCATAGTAACAATATCGGTTTCTTTTAATTTTGTTACTAAATGGACTTTGTTAATCTTCTTGTTCTTGAAGTATTTGCTATAGTCTTCAACAGAAGACTTAATCTTCTCTGCTTTTAGTTTATGGCACATCTCATCCGCAAAGATTTGGATATATTCATCACTCTTGCAGGTGAAAGTTGTTGTTCCTGCTGGTTTAACTCCAGTATAAGTTCTGATTGAACCGTTTGGATATACTGCAATATTTAGTGTTGTAATGACTTTTTCTTTCTTCTTGACCTCAAAGGCTCTGTCTTCTAACTTTGTGCGTCGAGCATCGCCATATTTACTCTTGATGTCTCCTACCGTTTTTGCAATCTCTTGAGACTGTCTCTCCTCACTTGAGAGAATATCTTGTAAGTCTTTGATTTTCTCTTCCATCTCTTTTAGTTCACCACGGAGCTCGTCTCCATCAAGTTTTGTCAATCTTGATAGTTTCATTTCCAGTACTGCTAAAGACTGCTCATTAGAAATACCAAACTCCTCCTCGAGTGCGGTTGCGGCGCTCTTCTTGTCTGGAGAACTCTTGATTAGAGAGATTGCTTTGTCGATATTTGATAGAATAAGGACAAGTCCTTCTACGATATGCTTCTTCTTAGAAATTTTCTCTAAATCAAATTGAGAAGCTCTCTTAAGGACATCTACTTGGTGATTGAAGTAAATTTCAATCAGGTCTCTCATTGAACACATCTTAGGTGTACCATCGACAACAAAGTTCATGTTATAACCGATAGTCGTCTGCAAGTCGCACGAAGAGAAAATTGCGGCAAGGGCGTCTTCTTCTGATACTCCTGCTCGCATAGTGAAGACGATTCTAATACCATCTACATTTGAGTAGTCCTCAAAGTCCGTGATGTACTTCTCAACAATATCAATCTTCTTTAGGATTTGCTCTCTGATTGAGCTTCTATATGTTCCGTATGGGATAGAAGTAAATATAATATTTCTTCCCTCAACATGATAATCTCCAATAATCTTTACGGTTTTAACGGTTCTTCCAGTTAAAATTCCTCTTTGGGCGTCAGTTTTATTTAGAATCGTGCCGCCGCATGGAAAGTCTGGAGCTGGAATACAAGAGATTAACTCTTCATCCGAAATACTCTTTCCGTTTTCAATATATTTTAAGATGGCATTGCAGACTTCTGTTAAATTATGTGGAAGTGTCTTTGCCGCAAAACCAACTCCGATACCCGATGCACCATTTACCATTGCATTTGGAAATGCAGATGGTAAAACAACTGGCTGCATATCTTCATTCGTGTAAGTTGTGATAAAATCTACCCCATTCTTCTTGGCATTAATCGCCATCAACTCCGCATACACAGAGTTTTTACATTCCGTATAACGGGGCGCAGAGTACATGTCGGGGTCTTCTAACGTTCCTAAACTTCCCTTACCAATGATAAGAGGGTATCTCATCATAAATGGGAGAGACAAGTTTCTTAAAACATCATATAGAGGAGAGTCCCCATGCTCATACGCATAAGACAACGTAGAACCTACAACGGACTGACTCTTCTTTGTACTTCCTGTTGATTTTAATTTTAAGAGGTCTAACATGTTCCATAATAACTGTCTTTGAGAGAGCAAAAGGCCATCTTTTGCGTCTCTCAAAGAACGTTCTAAAAGAATAGGCTTTGCATACCCAAGGAACCACTCTTTATTTTTATCTAATAGTTCAACTTCTGTTACTCTTTCTGACATTCCTATTCTTCTCCTTTCATAAAGTCTGCTTCTGTATATAAGAAATCTTTGCGGAGTTCTGCTTCTTTTCCTACGAAGATTTCTAACTGCTCATCAATTTTTTTATCATTTTTTACTTTTAATTGTTCGTAGTTACGAACATCGAAGCATAGACGCTTTAAATCTGCTGGGTCTAGCTCTCCAAGGCCTTTATTTCTCGATACTTTCATCTTAGAAACATCTTTGCCTTTCATAAAGGCTTCTTTTTCTAAATCATTATATAAATAATGTTCTTTATTATTATACACTATAACATATAGAGGTGTCAATGCTCTATATAGTCGGCCTTCGGTAACGATTGGCCGCATGTATTTCCAGAAGAACGCTACCATTAGTTGAGTGATTTGGTCTCCACTATAGTCGGCATCCGCAGTAATTACAATTCTATTGAATTTCATTTTCTTAATGTCAAAGTTCTTCCCATACCCAGCGCCAATGGAGCGGATAAGGCTCGCAATTTCTTCATTTGCCAAAATTCTATCTTCTGAAGCTGTCCATGTGTTTAATGGAACGCCTCTAAGCATTTGAATTGCTTGAGTCTTCGGGTCTCTTGCTTCTGATGCGGAGGCTCCGGCCGACATCCCCTCAACTAGGAGCAATTCTCTATCTTTTGGATTTTTATTCTGACAGTCTATAAACTTCTTACTTCCTTGCAACTTCTCTTTAAGTGTCTTTGGAGTCGCTGCAACCCCTGCTTTCCGCTCAACGGCTGCTCTAGCTTTTGTTGCTGCCGCAACTGCCTTTCTTGCGAGAAGTGCCCTGTCAATAATCGACTTTGCACTCTTCGGGTTCATTTCAAGCCATAGACTTAACTCATCAGTTAATGTTCTTGTCGCAAAAGTTGAGTCAATTCTTACAACTCTTGCTTTCGTTTGTCCGTCATATTGAGGGTGCGGCGAGGTCATGTCGAACATCAAAATCATGCCCTCTTCTAATTCAGAACCTTTTAGGTTCTTGCCGTCTTTAATTAGCCCATTGTCGTTCGCATATTTATTGAACGTTCTAGTGATTGCGGACTTGATTGCGGTCAAGTGCGCACCACCTTCTGTATAACCAGAGTTGACGTATCCACTAATCTTTGGTGTTGATGTATTGTTCCAAACCATTGCAAGGTTTAGACCGAATAAGCCTTGCTTCTTAACGATAGAAAATCTTTGAGAGATTTCTTTCGTTCCTTTTCCATAAAGGTCTAACAAATCAATAAGCCCTTTACTCGATTTAAATATCTCTTTCTTACCATCAATAATCAACGTTGTCTCAAGTCCAATATTTAACGCCGCAATTTCTGTTAATTGCGCCCTTAGAGAGTCGTAATCAATTGCGTCTTTCTCAAAATACTGTGGGTCTGGACAGAATGTTACTACTGTTCCTGCTGGAACGTTTTTCTTCTCTACTTTGCGGTCTTTAAATACCCCGTTTACGAAGTATAGGGTTTCTGTCATTCCCTTCCCTTGAGATGAGGTTGCAGTCAGCGTCTTCGATAGGAAGTTCGTTAACTTGTTACCAATACCGAATGCTCCACGAGAAGTTCCTTCGTAGACCCCTTCTTCATTGATTTTAGCACTCGTATTCAACACATCGAAACTGGCTTGCATTACTGTTTCACCATCTTCTTCACGAACCACGTTAATTGGGAACCCCTGTCCGTGGTCGGTTACTTTAACCGTTAATGGTTTAGATTGAATATCAATTTCAATCTTATCCCCGTGCCCAATGCGAGCTTCGTCTACTGCATTTGTATAGACCTCAATTACAAGTTGGGTACTATATGTTGTATCTCCGCAATAAACGCCAGGGTTCTTTTGAGTGAACTCCAATGGAGAATATGATTTAATTGAGTCTTTGTTGTATGTATTTTTCTTTGCTCCCATTACATCACCGCCTCTCTAATAACGTCTTTTGAAGTCAATCCTACAAACTCTCTTTCTTCTTCTTTTTGTAGAAGATGACTAAATTCAGTACAAAGCTTATCTGCGGCTTCGTTCTTCTCAACTCCAGCGTGTCCTTTAACTTTAAGCACAGAAATATTCATACTATTCTGTGTTAAGTCTACTAAAGGTTGAACTAGGTCTAAATTTTTAACCACTCCATTCTTACCACGTTTCCAGCCGTTTGCTTTCCACTTTATGCCCCAATCATTCACGATATTCACGCAGTAAGAGCTATCTGAATAAATCTTGAATTGCTTTTCGGGATACTTTAAAGCACTTTTAACGGCAAAAAGAAGAGCCGTCAACTCCATTCTGTTGTTGGTTGTTTCTCTCTCTGCTCCGCCTTTCATTCCATGAAGAACTCCTTCGTTATCATAGAGGATGGCGGCCCAGCCACCAACTGCATTTTCTTGTCCGTTGGCAAGAGTAGAGCCGTCTGTATATATCTCCATATTTACTCCTTTCTAATCTATTTGTATCATTTCGTCAATACCTAGTATTCTTAATTTATCAATCTCTTTAGACACATGATAGTGGCCGCAAAGCCACTTCTTATAATCTAATCTATCTTCTATACTATCTAACCATTTTTCCGTTGAATTGTCAACGGTACTCTGGTCAACGCTCGGTAGAAACACTTCGGTTGGGACGTACTTCAAAGGACAAGTATGAGATAATACAAAATCTACACCTCGCCACCCCATGAAATCGAAGAACGCTTCTGCTTGCTTTTTCTCCATTGGTGTTATTTGTTCGTCCTCAAACCAAATTCTATTACACCCGTTAAGGACTTCCGCAGTATCACACTCGTCTGCGGAGTATAGAGATTTGTTTGCAAGAATCTTACGTGCTCTTTTGATATTTTCCCAAGGAATCCTAAGAGCTGCGTCTACAGAGTATGCTCCACCTAAAGCTGCGAAGAATTTACTGTTAATCTTAAAGACCCCAGAACTTCCTGCGAATAAGAGATTAGGATAATCAGTTTCGTAATACACAAAATCTCCGTGCCAAAGTCTCGGGTTATAAGTATCTAATAAATGCCAAGCGGGCTTCTCATGGTTTCCTTGGATAATTAAGAAAGTACATGGATACCTTGAGAAGAGTTTCTTCAAGTCCTTATCTCTCTCGTCTATGAAGTAGTTTAAACAAGCATCGCCTAAAAGAATAACTAAATCTCTCGTAGTTACCGCTTCTTTATCTAGTTTCTTGAAAAATCTATATGGAAAACCATGGATGTCGCCAACTGCGAATATTCTGTCATAATTTCTCATATTATTCTCCTTTCTAAAAAAATTATATCATAGAAAAAAGAAAAGGTCAATAGAAATTGACCCCTATATATTTACTGTAGTGCTAGAGTTCGCCGCAATTACCTTTGCGGTCTTGAGCTTCTTGGATAATTCTTTCTCCAAATCTTTGGAAAAGGCGATTTTAGTTTCCATTTGAGAGTGCACCAGCACAATCTTCTGACAGTTGATGCTAGAGTAGTAATCTAACAAATCTTCATACTGCATATGAGAACTAAAACTGTTCAGACAGGTAACGCCGCAAGCATTGCGGTACATCTTGCTATCTATTGTAATATATTTGCTTGATTTTCCATTCTTTATTTTATAAGAAATAGTATTCTCTGGAGAATACCCAACAATCACAACGTGATTGTTATAATCTCCAATGAGGGCTTCTAAGTAAAATACGCTGCGCCCATGCTGAAGCATTCCACTACTTGCTAAGATAATGCAAGGCTTCTTTGGTGCGCACCAAGTCAAAGTTTCTGAAAATGAATTTACTTGAATTACATTCTCCCACAGAAGAACCTTGCAGAGATATTCTGCCTTCTCTTGCGGCAATGACTTAATGTATGCTTTAATATTCTTCTGTCCAAGCGGGGAGTCAACGATTACGGGAATTCTAAATGACTCGTCCTCGTGGAATATCTCATATATTTCTGATAAAATAAGTGGCAATCTCTCCAAAGCAAAGCACGGAATAAGAATTTTTCCTCTCTTTTGATTGCAAACTTCCTCAACAAGAGTCTTTATCTTCTCTCGGTCTTTCTTGCGGGTTTGCTTCGTTGCCTTTGGTCGATTTTTGTCGCCATAGGTTGCTTCTCCGATTACGACGTCGGCGCACTCGCATCTCTGGAACTCCGATTGGAATACTCTTGGAGTGTCGATGTTCCCTAAATCGCTCGTGTATAGAACTTTCTTAGTGATGTTGTCCTTGTTGAAATACATCTCTATCTGCGCCGCACCAGCGATATGCCCACTACCGATAAACTTAATGATAAGAGTGTCGTCTATTGCATATAGTTCGTTAAAAGGAATTTCTTTTATCAGAGCAACTGTATGCGCAGCGTCTTCTTTTGTGTAGATAGGCTCTACATCTCTATCCATTTGGATGGAAAGAGACTTAACGTTTCTCTCACAGATATTTGCGGCGTCAAGTAGCATATTCATCATAATATCTTTGTTCCCCTCGGGAACGTAGATTGGGTTAGAATACCCTCTCTTCACCAAAAGCGGTAGTCTGCCGATATGGTCTAAATGAGAATGACCTACGACAACCGCCGCTAAGTGAGATATTTTAAAATCAAATTTTGCATTATTCTCTCTGTAGTCTTCCTTGAGAGAATTTCGCTGAGACATTCCAAATTCTGCTAGATACAAGGACTTGCCGCACTCAAATAAGGTACCAGACCCCGTTACATGCTCTGCGGCTTGTCCTACTACAGAAATTTTTAGAATGTTTTTATTCTTCTTCGTCATCTGTATCTCCTACTAAACGGTCAATGATATTATATTCTAATAATTCATCGCTCGTGAGATACATTTCTTTTCTATCCCATTTCTCAAGAGTGTCTTCGTCCAAATCAGTATGCTCTAGAAGCCATTGGCGTTCAATTTCTTCCAACTTCTCTAAGAACTTTTGAGTGTCCTTAACTGTTCCAGACTCTCCTGATAAATTCACCGAGCCATTGTGCAACATGCCAATAGTGTGAGGATATGCTTCTCTAATAACGTTTGGGTTATTCTTGCCTGCCGCAAGAATATAGAAACCCATGCTTAAACAATATCCCATTCCTCTAATAATTAAAGGTTTAGAATAATTGTCGATAATATCTGTTACAATCCACGATGGGAAAGTAGCACCGCCGCCAGTTTGCACCAGTAAAGTAACTCGTTCGTCGCTGTCGTCCTTCTCGAAGGCTAATAGTGGCAGAACCACTCTCTCTAAGATTTCTTCTGTGCATTCGTCATTAAAAACGATGGTGCGGTCTTTGAGCATTTTCAAATACCAGTCATTGTGCAAGTCAAAACCTTGAGAGTCCTCCGACGTAAGTAAATCTGCTAAATCCATTGTAGTAATCTCCTTTTCTAAAAGTTAGTTATCAAAAGTTGCAACAACTTCATCCGCCATCTTCTTGATTTCGTCAAAACCGTCAAAAACGATTTGCTGATAGCGAATTAAACGCTTTAGACGTTCATTTCTATCTTTATTGATTGCTTCAATCTCACTAGAAATTAAAGCTTGCCCCTGTTCGTACATCTTCTGAAGTGCACGAGCTTTAGCAATCTTCTTTCCAGTTTCTTCGTTGAACTTATCTCCGTCTGCGGTGTTGCACTTGGCAACTGCTCTAATACGCTTGCCGTGCGCATTGATTAGTACGCAAACGACCTCATTCCCGTGGATGTAATAGTTTTCTTTGCGAATTCTACAAAATTTCTTAAACTTGTTCATAATCTTCTTCCTTTCTATTCAGCTCCAAGAGCTTGTGATATATCTTAATAAAACGTTCGCAGGTGTCGCAATGCAGACATTGCCCACGACATCTGAGCCTCTTGATGTCAAACTCCTCGGGGAGCAAATTAACATCATTTGGTATATATAAATTATATATTAAATTTGGGAGGGCGTCAATAGATTGTCCTCGCACGTATGCGGAAACGACGGTGTCTATATTTGATGGACGTCCTTTGAGTAAGAAGTTCTTACACACAGGTTCTATAAGTCGAATACCCTCTGGTCTAACCCATTGGCTATCAACTCTATCGGCAAAGCGATTTTCATTTGCGGCAAGGAATAGTTGCACACCGCTGTCCGCAATATGTCTCATTTGTATAAAATCGTTGCAGATTGGCGGCGCAATCTGGACATTCTTAATGCCCCATCTCATATAGTGTATAATCTGATTTTCGTCTGAGCACAGGGTTTTTCCTAAGACTCTTTCGGATTGTAGTGCATATATTTCTTCTCTAGATTCTTCTTCGTCCTCAAATTGGAAATACACCTCTGCGGACTTGCTTTCAAAATCTTTTAAAATATTTTCCGCAATCTTTGAGTACCAAGTTTTGATAATAAGGGCCTTTACGTTTGGGTGTTGTCCTAAGACCTCATAAATTTTTGAAGCATTCTTAGAGACATCCTCTCCGGTCTTCGTAAGGTCTATTATAACTCCGACTTCAAATTCTTCTCTTACGTCTTGAAGTAAATCTAAATCAATAAAAAACATGCTACTTCTCCTTTGGAGGTTGTACCAGCTTCCAAGACCAACCATAGTGATTAGTCTTCAACTTGATTCCTTTCTTCTCTTCCCAGTCTAATACCCATTGGCAGATTTGGGCTTCGATAATTGCGTCCTCAAGGGCGGTATGCTCTTCCACGTAATCGCCTTTGTTGTTTATAAAGGCATAGACCGTTTCCGCATTCGAGTTAATATTGCCTTTTTCACTAACTCTCTCATGCTCTAAGCAGAAGGATACAAAGCTCTCGTTTCCTGCTAGTGCTTGGCAAGCCATGTGATACAGGTCAATCCATTGATATTTATTCACATTAAAATCAGAACCATATTTTTCGACAGTCGTTATTATTGAATCAATATCAAATCTATTATTATATGCGGCAATCTTTTCTACTTCGTGGTTTTTAATAACTTGAGTCAACTGCGTAAAAGCTTCTACGCAAGTTCCTTGCGGAATATGCTGCGTTAAATAGGCTTCTTTCAATCGGTCTTGCCCAAAAACATAGTTTTTCATTAGGTCTGGGTTATTATATACTTCTTTTATAAGCATCTGATGCTTGCTCACCGCAGAGCGTGTTTTTGTATCCCACACAACATAACCTAAATCAAAAACATAATTTTTACCGCCAAATTTTTCAGTTTCACTTACTGTTTCTGTATCTAATACTAAAATCTTCATTTATCATTTCCCTTTCTTTAAAAATCCTTAGAAAGAGAGGTTTTTAACCTCTCTTATTTGGATTGTTTCTGCCCCACTGTTTTAGTAGTTCAGATAGTTCGTCAGTCATTACATAAACATGGCAAAGTACACCAGTTGTATTGTGGTAGAACTGACGGATTGGAGCTAAGCCATTCTCCATTAAGAACTCGTTGAGTCTGCTTGAATAACATTCAAAATACTTTCTTGTCATTGTATCTCCACAGACAACTTTATCCTACATATATAGTATATCAGATTTTTAGTAGAGAGTCAAATCTAAATTTGAAAAATTTTTAGAAGTATGATATAATATTCATAGGGAGTAATCCAAGGAGAAATAATATGCAACACAACTACGAAGATATTAAGGAACATTTTGGAAATATCCTTGATATACAAGGTATTGAGTGCTGTGAGGGGTGGTATGATATACTGTTTAATGCCCTCAAGAAGATAAAAAACGCAGCCAAAAATACCATAACAATAACACATATATATGAACACAATGGACGTCTTTGTATAGATTATGAAGTCAATTATACAGATGAGAACACTCTCGTTAGAGTAGACCTCATAGACGAAATAATTGAAAAACTTGGCAATCGGTCGCAAAGAATTTGTGAGTACTGCGGTAGTGACAGAGGACAAAAACACTACAAGCCGTGGCGCAGAATTACTTGTCCAGAGTGCGAAAGCTTTCGCTTTGGCGATATAGAAGAAAGAGAGGACTAAATGAGCATAATTGAAGAAAAACAGGCAGATAGACAAGGCCGCAAGATTCTATGTAAGAAGTTTGTAGAAGAGCTTGAAGAAGGTCTAAAACAAAAGATTGCGGCAGCCAATAAAGAGATTCCACCTACTTTAGTGATATACAACACAAAGCCTAGTGTGGCAACATCTTCTTATATTAAGGCAAAAGTTGCTCGTGGCGAACGGCTCGGAATTAAAGTTATCGTTAGAGAAATGGTAAATGAACCTGTTGAAAGTATATATGCAGCTCTGACTACTGATGTTATGAATGGCAGAGTTCACGGCATCATACTTCAACTACCTATGCGAGAAGACCTAGATGAGGACTTCTGGACCAATCTAATACCGCCATCTAAAGATGTTGATGGCTTAACTGAAAGTAATCAAAGAGGCGTTTACAGGGATACCGAGTGCTTCAAACCATGCACAACAGAGGGTATAGAGAAACTTATCCTAAAGTTAAAAGAGGAACTAGGGGATGCTTTTCCAGAGTACCCTAGAACAACCATCGTTGGGCGCAGTAAGTTGGTAACGAAGCCATTAGCAGAAATACTTCAGAACAGATACAATCATACAGTTGCGGTCTGCCACTCTAAGACTACTCAAGCCGCCTTCCGCAATCTTTGCGACAGCGCTGATATAATCGTTACTGCGGCGGGATGCAGAGATTTAATAGACGAAGAGTGCGTCAAAGGTCTGCCAGAGAATAAGATTTTGATTGATGTCAGCACAAATCGTAACGCCGAAGGTAAGCTTTGCGGCGACATATCAGAAGAAGTAAAAAACAACTGTCCTGTATTATATACGCCTGTGCCTGGCGGCGTCGGACAACTTACTACTTATTTCTTGATGGAACATGTCGTTAAAGCATGGTTATTAGATAAATAAAAAACTCTCTTTCGAGAGTTTTTTCTTATGCCCAGAAGAGGTCATCTTCGCCTTCTTCGTCTCTTCTTCGCTCTTCTTCTTCCTCTTCACGTCTTTCTTCCATAAGTTGATTATAGCACTGTGGGCAGTACC